AGTATAGAGCCAGTTCAGTTAAGCGAAGCACACCAACAATACCAATTCTTATCGGATGAGAGTTCTAAGAAGATAATGGTAGCACATAGGGTAGTAAGTCCTATGTTATTAGGTATAAAAGACAATACTGGTTTAGGTAACAATGCAGACGAGTTAAAGACTGCTAGTATATTGATGGATAATATGGTTATAAGACCGTTTCAGACGCTTTTAATAGATGCGTTTGACCAAATACTAGCTTATAACACAATAAGCCTTAATTTGTACTTTAAAACGCTTCAGCCTTTAGAATTTACAGACTTAGAAAACGTAGAGGATGAAGAAACTAAGGAAGAAGAAACTGGAGTAAAGTTATCTAATGAGCCAGAGGGATTTGATGATGATGAGATGCTAAACATATTAGAGGGAGAGCCAATAAGTGAAGAATGGGAACTTGTAGAAAAAAGGGAATATTCAGAAGATAACGAAAGTGTAGAGGATTGGGCAAATAGATTAATAAAGGAAAAGAAAAATAGCTTAGAAAAATTAGCAGATTTTATAAAGTCTAAACCTAGTGCTAAAAGTAGCTTGGATAAATCTTTTTATAAGGTACGTTATGAGTATGCAGAAAAGTATAGTAGTGGTAATTCTAGGAAGTTCTGCAAGAGTATGATGAGTAGAACTGGCAGAGGTGTTGTTTATCGTAAGGAAGATATAGACCAAGCTAGTTTTCAAGGTGTAAATAAATCATTCGGGCATAAAGGACAAAACTATTCGCTTTTTAAATTTAAAGGTGGGGTTAATTGTGGGCATTTTTGGAATGAAAACCTTTACAGATTGAAGAAGAAAACCGATGGTACTTATAGAGAAGATAAATCATTAGCAAGTAGCGAAGAAGTAAACAAGATACCTAAAAGCTACATACCTAAAGGAGATGAATATAATAAGTCTAGGATAGCACCAAAGGATATGCCAAATAACGGACACCACCCAAATTACAAAGGATAAGATATGGCTACTGCATTATTTATAAAAAGAGAGGATATAGTAAGAAATTCTATCATTGATGGCAATGTAGATATAGATAAGTATATACAATTTATTAAGATCGCTCAAGAAATCCACGTTAGAAACTATTTAGGTACGGACTTATACAACAGAATAAGCGATGATATTATAAATGGTACTTTAACTGGCGATTATTTAACATTGGTAAACACTTATATACAACCTATGTTAATACATTATGCGATGATGGACTATTTGCCTTTCGCTGCGTATCAAGTAAAGAACGGTGGGGTATTTAAGCATACTAGCGAGAATGCACAGAACGTAGATAAAAACGAAGTAGATTATTTAGTAGCAAAAGAAAGAGAATTTGCAAACTATTACGCAACTAGGTTTGTAGATTATATTTGTTTTAACGATAATTTATTTCCAGAGTATAATTCAAATAGTAACGATGACATTAACCCAGACCAAGATACAACGTTCAACGGATGGGTTTTATAAACCTAAAACTAAGAACGTAGTTAAATTAAAAAAATATCTAAAAGTAAATAATGAATCCAACGGTAGCTTTAATTCCTAGTGCATATAAAAGTGGTTTAGTATATTCTATATTACCAGCAAGTGGTCGTGGGGATTTTCAATTTAACAGACCTAGTTCAGCAACTAGAGTAAACAAAGATGGTTTAGTAGAAGAAATGCCTACTACTTTAGGTAGTGAAATAATTGGTAATTTAGATTTTAGTTCAGACACTTGGTGGATTAAATCGCCAGGTTGGACTATAAGTGGTGGAACTGCAAATAATGATGGCACATCTACTGGTAATTTATATAAATTAAATATTTTAACTGAGGATTCTACTTATAAAATAGACATTGAAGTTACAGTATATAATGTTGGTAGTCTTGTAATTTACGCTGGACTTAATACTCCAGTAATAAATGTTCCAGATGCAGTAGGTACTTATAGTTTTGAAAGAACTTGTGGCTCACAAGAATCATTTTACATACAAGCTCAAAATGGATGGAATGGCTCAATAGACAATGTATCTGTTAAAGAAGTAGTATCAAACGTACCTAGACTAGATTACACAAACGGAAATTGTCCACAACTACTTTTAGAGCCACAATCAACTAACTTAGCTTTATATAGTGGAGATTTAACAAATGCAGAATGGCAATTATTTGGTAATGTAGTAGTTGCTGGTGGTTATATAGCACCCGATGGCACAAATTCAGCAGTAAAAGTATCTTGTGATAATATTGTAACGGATAGTGTTCTTATACAACAATCAATAGGTAATTCAACTAGGAGTAGAACAATATATGCTAGAACGGTAAAAACTGGAACTACTGGTATTGCTAATTTATGTTCGTATTATGGTAATAATAATAACGAATTTACTATAACAGACCAATGGCAAAGATTTGAAGTAAACGGAACATCAACTACTGCTGGGCAAAGTGATTTCTATGCAATAGATTTTAGAGGTACTACTGATTTAGATGAAATATTATTATGGGGTGGACAGATAGAAGAACTACCTTATAGCACAAGTTATATTCCTACTGAATCAACAACCGTAACACGAAGTAGAGATTTAATGACTGATTCAATGCAAGGTAGACCAGAAATAACTTCAGACGATTGGACTTTATTCTTAGACTTTAATAAATCGGATTTAGGTAGTGATAACTGCGTAAGTATAAACGATGGTACTAACGATAATAGTATTGTGATCAATAATAGGGCAGATGATGAGTTAGCATTTATTATTAATCAAGGTGGTACGGTACTTAGTTCTTATATTTATGATATAACTGCAATAGACGATTTAAAAGTATCTTTTAGTTCTATTGATACTGGTGCTAGTATGGTTGTAAATGGAGTAGAAATAGATAGGTTAGACGATGGTAGATTTGATGCTAGTAGTTTAATTCAAATAGATTTTACAGAATACGGTACAACGAATGAGTTTGCTGGTAGGGTAAATGACTTTAGATATTATAACGTAGCATTATCGTTAAACGAAAGAATAGCATTAACACAATGATAAAAATAGGTAAATACGAGTTTAACGACGAAGCACAAGCCACAAGTAAAATAGATGCTTTAGGAGATAATAGGCATACGTTTTCTATACTAGGGCATATTGAGATAGTAAAAGGCGAATGGGATGAAGATGGTAATGTAATAGTAGAGCCAGTATATAGCGATAAGTTTCACGTTGATGTATTATGGCAAGACATAGATTCTAATCCATATGGCTGGGCAACGTATGAAATAGACTTAGATAACGATGGTGTGCATAGTTTTTTTGGTGTTAATTATTTAGAAAATAAGATATAATGGCAGATAATACAATAGGCTGGGGGCAAGGCTCGGTAAACAACACAAACGATTGGGGTAAAGGTAAAGCAAATAGTACTAACGATTGGGGAAGCATATATGCGAATAGTCCAAGTGGAGACACTAACATAGAGGGTGGAAGTGCTGGAACAGATTTTACAACTAATCTAGTAGCTTCATATAATTTTGATACAAACTTTGCAGACTATACTGGTAATAATGATTTAACTGCGTCTGGCACTACATCAGCAGGTGTAACTGGTGGTAAAGTTTCAGATTGTTCTGATTTTCCAGGGGGAGTAAATTATGCTAGTTCACTTGGTTCTAATGATTTTACTTTTACGGATGGGGTAACTGATCTTCCTTTTAGTATTTCTTTTTGGGTTAATTTTGATTCTATTTTAGATAGATCAAGTATCATAATGAATAGGTTTACATCATCTCAAAATGGTGGATGGCAAATAGATTGGGATTCGTCTAATAAATTTAGATTGATTTTAGGGAATTATCTTGGAATAAGTAGTAGAATAACAGCCACATTTCCGCTAACTCCAATTACTGGAAATTGGTATCACGTGGCAGTTTCTTATGATGGATCTTCTAGTATAACCGGAATACAACTTTATTTAAATGGATTATCTCAAACAATAACAGATGAAAGTGCTGGCTCTTATACTAAACAGCCTAATATAGTTAGAAATATTGTATTAGGAACTGAAAGTTTTGATATAGGTGATAGTTCATTAGATGGCAAATTAGATGAATTCCACATATGGAAAAACAGAGAACTTTCAGCTAGTGAAGTATTAGAAATATATAACATAGAAAATAGTGGTACGAGTATTTTGCCTTAACATATTATTACTAATAGGTTTTAATCTATACTCACAAGATAGGTTAGCATTGTCTATACAACAAGATTTAAAACTAGCAGTTGTAGGCGATGAAAAGCGTGGTTATGATGCTTTTACTACTGATGCTTTAATACGCTTGGAAATGCACGGTAAACCTAATCATATAGGTTATGTAGTGGTGTTTCCAGAATACGAGTTTGCAGATATAGACGGTAAGTATCATAGATATAGTTTTAACGCTGGATATGTGTTTATATTTCGTAAGGTGCATATAGGATTGAATGGTAGTTATGGTTTTATTGATAGATACAAAGTAAATACAAGAAGTGGTGGATTTAGTGTATCTTTAAAGTACCCTATAACAAATGGAATAAAATTAGTAACAACATCGCAGTTTGTAGATAGAACAGATTTAAAATGGTTATGGGGTGTTGATGAAATAAGATTTAGTGGATTTATAGGACTAGAAATAAAGATAATATGATTAAACTACTTCCGTTCTTATTGATTCAGTTGCAGAGCGATTGGAATGCTACTAGCATACTAGAAAATATGGATAGAAGCTGGTCGATAGGTAATGGTTGTTTAGAAGCTAATTATAAGGTTATAGATGTAGATGGTAACCTAGAACTAAACGGTAATACTTTAGAGGTATTAGATGCCACTATAAAAGTGTACGGTTGTGTAACGAATTATGGAGAGTATGTAGATGTTTTAGATTCTGAGTATATTATATATAAATGTGAAAGTTCAGATATTATAGAATACCAACAATTAAGCATACCAGAAGTAGAAGAAGAAAAAGTAAGATTGTACCCAAATCCTACCAATGAATTTTTAAATATAGAAATAACAAGTTTAGATTGCTATGAAGTTTATAACGTAAGTGGAGAATTTATAAAAAAAGGAGATACTAAAAGAGTAGATGTTAGAAATCTAAAACAAGGTATTTACTTTATTGTTGTTCACTACGATTATAAAAAACAAGCATTAAAATTTATTAAAAACTAATTAAGAAATGATAGGATTATTATATGAATTTTGCACTAAGTGTGATAAGGCTGGTGTAGTACCAGCAGAAAAAGAAATAGACCTTTTTTTGAGAATGGTAAAAAGAAAGGATTTAAGAAAAGATTTTATTAATTTTTGTTTTTATAATTGGGAAACCAGATACGAAACATTAGAAAACAAAATATGAGCATTGAAGATTTGAAATTAGGAATATTTAACGCATTAACGTTTGTTATTAGCTTTACGCATATAGAGAATAGCCTTAAAATATTATTGTTATTGGTATCTATTATTTATACCGTTATCAAGATATATGAAACCTATAAAAAGAATGACAAGAAACTTTAAAAAAAGTGAGTTTGATTGTAGGTGTGGTTGTACTATGCCTGGCGATGTTTACGAGAACGTAAAAAAGGTAGCTAATCAACTACAAGTAGTAAGGGATTACGTTGGTGTGCCAGTAAGAATAAATAGTGCTTATAGGTGTATAAACCATAACCGTAGTATAGGCTCAAAAGATACTTCGCAACACGTTCTAGGAAAGGCAGTAGATATAACAATAGATACTTTTAACGCAGAACAGACCTATAAAATAATTATAAACCTATTAAACAACCCAGTACTACAAGGTGTAAACTTCAATGGTATTGGTAGGTATAATACTTTTGTGCATTTAGATATAAGAGATAATGAAGCAAGGTGGGATCTAAGGAGTTAACTATGAAAGGAGATTTAGAGTTTACTGAAGAAGAACTTGCTTTATTAACAGATGAAAAAGAGTTTAAGATATTTTTATATTCGTTGCACGAAGAGTATAATATTTATAATGTAGATGAGTTATACGAGTTTTATAAGCAATTAAGATGGTTTAGACACTTAAAGGTACTAGACCAATTTAGAAAAGAAATCAATGGCGAAGTATAGAGATAAGAACGGAACTACAAGAGTAGGCGATGCGTTAAGGTGGTTAGTAAAACAAGGTAAGGAAGTAGCACCCGAACTTATACAACTAGCTGGTAACATAACTGGTATTGATTCCCTTAAACAACTATCTAAAAAAATAAAAGAAAGCGATAAGTTAAGCGAAATAGATAAGCAGATCCTACTAGAAGAGTTAAGGTACGATATGTTAGAGATGCAAGAAGTAACTAAACGTTGGATAAGCGACAACCAAACAGAAAGCTACCTTACACGCAATATAAGACCTTTAACGTTAGCTTTTTTAACTGCTACACTATTTATATACATTATACTAGATAGTTCAATACAAGGCTTTAAAATAGACGATAACTGGATAGATTTACTTTCTTCACTACTTTTATTAGTGTATGGTGGTTACTTCGGTGCTAGAACGGTAGAAAAGGTTGTAAAGCATAGAAAGTAATTTTTTTTATTTTTCTTTTTTTTTAAAAAATAAATATATAACTTTGAATTATTTATTAATAGTATTAGTTGTTTTTAAACAACAATAAAATAATAAAAATAAATTAATAAAAATATATAAATAATAAATATAAGATATCTGAACTCTATTCAATGGCAAAAAAAACGCAACGTAAGAAACTAATAGAGAAGTTAGATAAGATATTTAGTGTTTATATAAGGCTTAGAGAAGCAAAGGCTGAAATAACTCAGTGTTTTACTTGTGGTAAAAAAGACCACTATAAGAAACTTCAGAACGGACACTTCCAGAGTAGGAAACATTATAGTACTAGGTGGGATGAAATTAACTGCCAAGTACAATGTGCTGGATGTAATGTGTTTCGTTATGGAGAGCAATATCTATTCGGAGTTAATTTAGATAAAAAGTATGGTATTGGAACAAGTGATGAGATGCACAAGAAATCCAGAGAAACTTACAAGATCGATAACTACGAATTAGGGGTGTTAATAACAAAGTATGAAGATTTAGTAAAAGAACTTTTAAAAGTTTAAATTTGCCTTAGATTTAGTTGCATAATCTTTTTTTTGTTTAGGGGTGTTACATTTATTTGTAGCACCTTTTTTTTTATTATTTGTTTATTAAATATTTTTTATTACTTTTGGGTAAACAAAAAATTTTTATTTATGAAACTAATCGATAGATTAAAACCAGAGTTTAGGCTTGTACTAGAACAAGACACAGAAAACCCACTTTACTGCCAAGAAATTGCAGAAGCATTAGAACAATATCAATTTGTTATACACATACCTTATGGTGTTATAATATCAATGGATTTTTTATTTGGGAATTTAGATAGTCCTTATAATTATTTCAATGAGTTATGATAAGTAAAATGACAATAGACTTCTTGAACGCTAGGGTAGAAGCATTAGAAAAAGAATTAGAAAAACTAAAAGAAGAAAACGCAAAACTAAAACGTATTAATTATGAACAAATCAAAACTTACGGAACTCTACAAGAAATACAAGCTAGAGAGAGAGGACTTTTTTAAGCACCAGCATTACACAATCATCACTAGACAAGGTATTGATAAGATACAAGCTATTGAGCAAATAGTAATATATTATGAAGTAATACGATGTGAGCCTAACTATGCAGTATTTAAGGCTTTAGCTGAAAAAGATGGTAAAAGCATAGAAACCTTTGGTAGTGCATTAAAAGGCGAGGGTTACAAAGATGGTAATTGCACTTCGTGGTACGTTGCAGAGATGGCGGAGAAACGTGCAATGTCAAGGGCAGTACTTAAATTAACTGGCTTTTACGAGTTAGGAGTATTTGGCGAAGATGAATCGGAATCATTTAAAAAATCAAACACACATTAAAATTAAATAACTATGTATGTTTGTAAAAAAATAGATGATTATATAAAACTATATAATAATAATGCTAAAGATATCAGCTATGCTTATAATATAAATGCGGGTATTTATTTTTTAATAAAAGATAATATAGTCGTTTATGTTGGTATGTCAAGGTGGAGTGTAAAGCAACGTTGTGAACAACATTGGGATAAACAATATAATAGGGTAAAATATATATGTATAAATAGAGATGATAATATTGAATTAGCTGAATATGTTTATATAAATATTTTTAATCCAAAATACAATAAAATACATAAAAATTACGAATATAAATTAACAGAAAATCAAACATTAAAATTAAATAATTATGCAACAAACTAGATTTTATAAAATTAAATATACCTTACATTCTTTTAGAGATTGTAAGTATGAGGGTGCTAAATATAATGATTACGATTGTGAAGATATTATAGAGGAAACTACAAGAGCCAAAGCTATAAAGTTTTTAAATAAAAAATACTCGTATAAAACTAGAAAAGAAAGACAAGATATTATTATAAACCAAGTAATAGATTTATAAATAAACAAAATTATGTATAAAAAAATATTAAAGGAATTAATTAAAGAAAATAAAAATGCAATAAAATTTTATAATTCTATGCTTGATGGAGGGCACATATATAAACAAGAAGATATTTATAGAACTGAGGGAATAAGAAGCAATATAAGAGATATACAAAATTTTATAGATAGAAAAATACAAGAAAATAAATCAAACATTAAAATTAAATAACTATGAGTTTAAAAGTAAGAGGTAGTATTACAAAGATATTACCAACACAAACTGGACAAGGTGCAAAAGGCGAATGGAAAAAATTATCATTTGTACTAGACACTAAAGAAGAGTATAACAACTTATATTGTTTCGATATATTCGGTAACGATAAGGTAGATGAATTCTTAAAGTACAACAAAGAGGGTAAAGATGTTGAAGTAGATTTCAATGTAAGAACTAACGAATATCAAGGCAAGTACTATACTTCTCTTCAAGCGTGGAAAGTATTTAAGAGTGAGCCAGTAAGTGCAAAAGAACAAGCACCAGATAGAGAAACAGAAGATCTACCATTTTAATTATAAAGGGTGTTATTAATTTAGCACCCTTTTTTTATTGTTGCCAACGGTTTGTATAAGGTACGTTGCGTAATGAATGAAATATATTAATATTAAAAAACATAGATAATGAATAACTTATCAGACAGTGAAAAAACTAAGCAATGGACTTTATACGGTGTTGTGAAACGTTTTTTTAGAAAGAAACTAACTTACAAAGAGAGAATAGATTGGTTTGTAGCTAATTTTTATGAAACGGGAATGGAATATGAACTTATATACGATTCATTTAAAAGCGAAGATTTAGATAGAATTAAATGGTATGACGATTTCATAAAAATACCTAAATATAAAGACGAACTTTAAATGTTTTATAACGTTCTGCGTATATGGAATGCTGCGTAAATGAAAAACTTAAATTAATAAATATGAAAAAAATAAAAGGTATTAGAATACTTAAAGGAAATGTAGAGAATAAGCAATTTTCTATATACGGTGTTAGCATTAGTTTTTTTGCCAAGTTTTTTAAACCTCACTTAATTTGGGATTGGTATGACTTTGGTTTAATGCTAAAAATTAACAAACAAAACAATATTGGAAAATATCACTTTGCAATAGATATACAAGTAGCTTGGCTAAACCTTTGGATAGAGTGTTGGCAAAAACATTAATGCTAACGGCAAAGAATATGAGTAGTGCGGTAACTTGTTGGTATGATGCGTATAGTAAGCCACCCATCTTGACGAAGTAACCATTGGAATAAAGAAAGACTATACTCCGCATTACTTATATTTATTGTTGTATGTCTTTTTTAATTGCATACAACGACCGTATAAAATTAGCTTGTGCGTGGTTGCAAAGCAATCAATTTTATATTATGTTAAA